GCCCATGCACGGCAACGAAGGCGGCGCTCACGGACAAGGGCGTGACGTTCGCCGAGGTGGACGCCACGACGCCCGAGAACGTCGCCTACCTGCGGACACTCGGATTCCAGCAAGCGCCTGTTGTCGTGGTGACGCGGCAAGGCGTCTATCTCGGGAAGTGGTCGGGGTTCCGGCCGGACGCGATCGACGACCTCGTGAACGGTCGAATTGGTGGGGAGGGATGATGGCGCTGTTGGTGGAGAGTAAGAAGGAGACGTGCCAGCTCATGCGCGCGTTCGGTTACGACCCCGTGCGGGTCGTGGCCGGGAGCCTGACGCCGGTCGGGTTCGACGAGCACGACACTGACGGGCAGAAGGTGCGCCGCACGTGGTCCTCGGTGATGCACTGGCCGCTGATCGAAGCGGCGCTCGAGAGAGATCATAGGCGGGGGGCTGCGCCGACGCGGAAAGGTGCGGATGATGCTGTTGAGCATCCCGCGCACTACACGTCGGATCCGTCCGGAGTCGAGTGCATCACGATCACCCGGCATCGGAACTTCAATGTCGGCAACGCGCTGAAGTATCTCTGGCGGGCGGGGCTGAAGCGTGACGAGGGGCGCGACGATCGAGCGAAGCAGGTCGAGGATCTGCGGAAGGCCATCTGGTACGTCCAGGACGAGATCACGCGGTTGGAGGGAGAGCGATGACGATCAACACACTGCGCCGAGGGCGCAGGCTCATCTGGGCGGTGCGGATCTCGGCCGCCGCATTCTTCACGGTCGGCGTTGTGCTCGGCGCCGCGATCCTTCCGTAAGGGGACGATGGCGATCTTCGACAGGGCCGGCGCCGCTGTGCGTGTCGGCCGCGACATCCGCACTATCCGGCGGTGGGAATCGAAAGGGTGGCTGACGTTCACACTCGGTCGCGTGCGCGAGTCCGACCTGCTGGAAGCCGAGAAGACGGCACGAGAGAACGGCCGCCGCGGTGGCCGCAAGAAGGGGCAGACCATGGAACAGCAGATCGACATCGGAGACGAGTCGCAGTGGCCGGAGGGGGCTGTCGCGGACGGCCGCGTGTACTCGCTCGAGATCACACGCATGATGCGGTTCGACGCGAAGCTCGGCGCGCAGTGGTTCGCCGGGGAACACGTCGACCCGTGGGTGCCGGCCGAGCCCGACATCGTCGAGCCGCCCTTCGAGGTGGAGACGATGACCGGCACGTACGCGGACGTCTCGCGCCGCGCCGTGCACCTGAACGCGAAGCTGGGACAGAACGGCATCAAGGCGTTCGTGTTCTACCCGGCACCTGTCGAAGCGCTGGGGGCGCACTAATCCGTGTCATTCCGTGACCGGATCGTGTGTTAAGCTAAGCGCTAGCGCGAGCAGACTCGGAAGTCCCACGGGGACACCGGGTCTTTTTTCTTGCCCATCGGGCAGCTTGCGCACGCCCCGGCCGCGCTGCCCCTCGGCCGGGGCGCTCACTCTTCCCCGCCGCCGGTCGCCCTCACTATAGGCGCCCGGTTCGCGACCTCAAGGACCGTCGCCGTTCGGAACGTGGACTGCACAGCAGCACGCCGGGCGGGGCCGCGAGAGGGCCAAAACGGCGACTGCGCGACCGACTGGCGCACGGGCGGCGGGGACACATTTCGTAGGGAGGTGCCCGCATGGCACTGAAGGATCTTCTCGCTGAGCCGCCGAAGACGCGGCACGGCTTCAAGAGCAAGGACGACACGTGGCGGGAAGGTCTCAACGAAGCTGACCGTGCCGCGTTCGACGCCGCCGTGAGGAACCCCGAGTGGACGCATGCGGCCCTGCGCCGCGTTATCGCGTCCGAGGGGTGCGACATCGGGCTGAAAGGCTTCCGCGACTGGCGGCTCGCTCGACTGGAAGCCGCGTGAGTCTCGCGGACCAGCTCGCGGCGCCTCCGAGCGCGCCCGAGTCCCTGGGCGGCGCCGACATCGCGTATGACGCTGAGGGGAAGCCGGTCGGCGGCGAGTTCAACGACATTCCGTCGACAGAGCCGATCACCGACTGGTCGCACATCTTCGCCCGGTTCAATCTCGACCCGGCCGAGTTCGAGATCGTCGGCGACACGGTCCGTTGCTCCACCTGGCAGCAGTCGAAGCGCACAGACGGCGGCGACCGTGACGTTGTGCAGCTCTACTCGTACCGGGCGCTCTTCCGCCGCAAGCGTGAGGCGATCGACTTGCCCGCGCTGTACGCCGCCGCCGCACAGAAGCCGCCCCGGCCGCTGACGCCCTCTGACAACGACCGAACGATGGTCGTCGTACTCGCGGACGTTCAGGCCGGGAAGACGGGCGCACGCGGCGGCACACCGGAGCTGCTCGAGCGCATGGCCGACGTTCGCCGTCGTCTCGAGAAGCGTCTACGTGCGCGCAGGCCCGCGCGGCTCGTGCTTGCGGAGGCCGGCGACCTGTTCGAGGGCTTCGAGTCCGGCGGTAACCCCATGTTCACGAACGACCTGTCGCTCGCGCAGCAGATGGATCTCGTCGCGACCGAGCTGTTCGAGTTCGTCAAGCTGATGGCGAGATTCGCTCCCGTCGAGGTCATGGCCGTGCCGAGCAATCACACGGCCTGGCGAAACGGGAAGCAGAACCTCGGCCGTCCGTCCGACGACCTCGGCTTGCTCGTGCATCGACAGGTTGCGAAGCTCGCGCAGGTCGCGGGGCTCAATGCGCACTGGAACTTCCCTGCGGATTACGACGAGTCGATGGCGCTCGACGTCGGCGGGGCGATCATCGGGCTTGTGCACGGCAATCAGTACCCGCCCGGTCGGGCGAAGGACTGGTGGGCGAAGCAACAGCACGGCGGCCAGCCGGTTGGCAGAGCCGACATCCTCGTCACGGGTCACTATCACCACCTCGTCGTGTGGCCCACGGGCCGGAACCCGCACACGGGCCGGCCGAAGTGGTGGCTTCAGGCGCCCACGCTCGACAACGGCTCGGACTGGTTCCGGAACGTGCAGGGCGACGACAGCTCGCCAGGGCTGCTCGTTTTCGACGTCACGTCGGACGGGTTCGACCTGCAATCGCTGACTGTGCTTTAGGCCGGTCACTCAAGCTTCACCGGATTAAGTCCGGTGACGGCAACCCCGGAAGCCGTAGCAATGCGGGGCGCGAGGTCGTGGCGCGAGACACCACGACGCATGGGGGGTCGTGCAGGTGCACGGGTCAAGTGACGGGACGCCGTCGCGCCGCGATCGCCGGGTTCGATACCCGGCCCCCTAACGAAACCGCGAGCCTGGGGCGCGGTATAGAAGTGCCCCCGCGACTTTGAGGGAGACGCAATGGAGCACGACCCGACCGAGCGAGACGCGGCGAAGCGAGCGCTCGAGGACTTCTACGGCGGCGAGGTGCCCGACTCGACGGTGGATCGCGTGATCGTGATCGACGTTGAGCCGGTCGTGCTGTCCGTGAACTGACCATCACCAAAGAAGGGGCAGACAGATGGCTGAGAGCAAGAAGGAAACGATCGAGCGGCTGCGGGACGAGCTGTTCAGGACGCAGGGTGAGCTAGGACGGCTTCGATCTGCGAACTCGCACTACCAGCACGCCGAGAATGCGCGGCGTGCTGCGGAGGTGAAAGCGGCGCAGCGGGAGCAGGACCGCAAGCGTCGCGAAGCAGAGCGGAAGCGCCTGGACGACCTCGCCTCCGGGCTGGTCGACGTCGCGTCCGCGGACGTCTCGATCCACTGGGACAAGGGCGCCGAGCCGACTGTGTCGATCGAGCTGAAGCTGCCGCGCCGTGAGGCCGAGGTGCTGAACGACTTCATCGTGACACGCGACAAGCCGGTGTCGACTCCGCACCTGCACATGTACCTTCCCGACTGGTCGTCGCTGCGGCAGACGGTCCTCGCGGGTGGTCGCATCCGATGACGGATGCCGCAGCCGATGCCGTGGTGATCTTTCAGAAGATCGTCGCGGGGAGCCTGGTTGTCGCTGTGGTCGATACGCACACGGACGCCGGCCGCGTCGTCATCCTCGCGAACGGTGCCGAGCCCGCGCTGACGCTCGACGTCGCCGCGTTCGCGGAGCTGCTTGCCGCGGCAGGCGTCGTGCTCGACGTCGCACGTCAGGTGCCGGAGACAGCCGCGAGTGATCAGTCGGCAGAGCCGGACGAGGTCGACGAGCACACGCTCGAGCCGACCGCATGAGTACACCCGATCTCTTGATCGAGTAGGAACGCCGGGAGCCCCGCCATCG